ACATTCCGTTGTGATGAGGATGGACAGAATTCAGATCACTCATATCCTAGAAACTTAGAGGATACACATACTGCAGTTGTTGGTACTTCCTTCACTCCTACTGATGGTTCTTATGATGCCACAACTGGTAACTTGGTACTTGATATTGGATCTAACTCCTTAGCAATTGGAGATAGGATCAGAATCAATGAAGAGTCCATCAAGTTTACTTGTGAGATGGATGGTAATAATTCTATTAAGTCTTATCCACGTTCTACTGATCCAACTTACGGTCACGAGTATGAAATCATCGCTAAGGCTGGTAATACAGTAACAGTATTCGTTGGTACTTCACCTATTGTAAGTTACAACGTTTCTAATGCAGTTTACGATCCTCAAGGTGGTAATTTGGTACTTACTATTGGTGCTCATACCTTAACTGCTAACAGAGATAGTATCAGACTTGCTGATAATTCATTGACATTCACTTGTGACTATCAGCAGAACAATAACCAGACTCAGAAGACTTATCCTCGTGCTAGTGGTGCTGATACAACAGATGGTGAGGATTACGCATACAGAACTGCACTACCAATCATTGCAGCAACTGATACCACAATTACTATCAATGTTAACGGTGGTCAAGGTCCTATTACTGACCTTACAGTTCACAACTTTATCTCAGCAACTGCTGGTGCAGTAATTACTGGTGGTAACTATACTCACACTTGGTCAAGTGCTGATGCTGGTGCAGTAATCACTGGTGGTACTTACCATAACCCACAGACAGGTGTATTACAGATTAAGACATCTACTGCTCACGCAATGGGTAATGGAGACTGGGTTAAGTTTGATAACAATGCATTAACATTCACTTGTGCTCAAGATAATCATCAAACAAACCATACTTATCCACGTCCTTCTGACCCATTTGCAGGTAAGTGGATACAGGTATTTGATGTAACATCTGACACCTTTAAGGTTGTAGTTAATAAGATTGTACCTCAGTCTAATACAACTCCACACATCTTTATATCTGGTGTAACTGATGGTATTAAGCAAAAGCGTGATTCAATGTATGATACTTCGATTCCTATCGTAAGTGCTACAAATAATACAATCACTATTAATGTACTGAAGGAAGCACCTTCTTCAAACATAACAACTCACGTATTCCAGAGTGCTTTATCTGGTGCTATCGTTTCTGGTGGTGCTGGTTATACTCATACGTTCCAACCTGGATACGAGAAGATGACTCCAACCAATGCAGTGTACAATCCAACAACAGGATTTATGACACTGACCGTTGGTAACCACTGGGTTAAGAATGGAGATCATATCAGAATTGATAACGATGCACTTACATTTACTTGTGCACAGGATGGTCATCAAACTGATCACACATATCCTAGAGCACACGACCCTGTTAGTGGTAATTGGATCAAGGTTCAGAACGTAACACCTGGTGGGTTTGATATTAACGTCCTAGATGTTATTCCTTCTACCAACCAGACAGTACATACATTCAAGTCTGGTGTTGCTCATAGTATTAGCAGAGGAGCTATTAAGGGTGGTGGTATTTACAATCACACTTATGTTGGTGCTGCTACTAACTGTGTTAAGCAGAAGAGAGACCCATCCTTCGAGAAAGGACAAGAGATTACTAATGTTGGAACTACTTCACACACATTAACTAACGCTATCTACAGACCTGAGACTGGTGTGATGACACTCACCATCCCAAGTCACGGATTTAGTGCTACTACTACGAAGACTGCAACTACAGGTACATCTTACAATCCTAATACTGGTATTCTTACTATTAAGACAACCAATAACCACGGATTCGTTAATGGTGACAAGATTAAGATTGCTGATAATGGATTAACCTTTACTTGCACACAGGCAGGTGGTAATCATTCTTATCCACGTACAACTGACCCTGCAAGTAATAAGTGGTTGACTGTAATGAATCAGAATGGTACCGATGAATTTGATGTCAATGTAGGTTACTTCTTCGGTCAAGGTCCAATCTCTAATACCACAACTCATACATTTGTATCTGCTACAACAGATGGTATTGAGAAGGCAAATGATAAGATCAAGATGGCAGACGGATCTATCACATTCAGTTGTGGTAAAGATGATTATGCTACAGATCACGCATATCCAAGAGCAACAGATCCTTCACATAATGAGTGGTTACCACTTTCTAATGTATCTACTCATCAGTTTGATGTATTTGTTGGCCGTGCAAACTTAGATAAGACACCTCATACATTTGTATCTGCTACTTCTGGTGGTATTACAAGACCTGATGGTACCATACAAATTAACGTTGGTACATCTTCTAACGTATCTCCACATACTTGGCAGAGTGCATCAGCTGATGCAATCATTGCTGGTGGATCTTATACTCATAAGTTCATAAGAGCTGAGAAATTCCCAGTACGTTCTGGTGGTGCTTACTCACACGAGTTTGAAGCAAATGTAACTAAGACACCTAGAGATGCTGCATACAACCCAACAACAGGTGTAATGACATTGACCATCAATGGTCACGGAATGGTTGCTGGTGATTATATTAAGATTGCTGACAATTCACTAGTATTCAGTTGTGGATTTGGTGGAGGAGGACAGGTTAATAAGTCATATCCTCGTTCTACTGACCCAGCTAGCAACTCATTTATGCCTATCACTGTTGTTGATCAGGATAATATTAGTGTACAGGTTCTAGCATCTGCTCCTTCCACAAACACAGACGCACATACATTCATATCTGCTGAAGCACATTGTGTAACTAAGGCATCTGTAATTACTGGTGGTAATTATTCACACACATTCATTAGTTCTAACAACAACTCTATTACAACCTACTCTAATGCTGGTGGTACAAGATGTACTAACGAGGCTTCTGGTATTACAACATTGATGGGTATTCCTATCAACCTATTTGGTACTGGTGCTTCTAACCCTAACGCTTATATGGCTGGCATTGTGAAGACCATCCCAGGTGAGTGGCCTTGTACTGGTGAACGTGCTGTACGTAGAGACATATCAATAACCTATGATAGTACTACATTCTGCCAGACAGAGCAATCTGCAGTTAATACCCTGTGGGATATAGTTATCAACACTGTTGATCAAGCAGCACAAGGTAATGCAAGTCATCTTGGTACTGTAACTAGAACTGCTCCTACAACTACTAATACTAATTACATTGGTGGTACTTGCTATAACGTTACCTCTGCATCACATACCTTATTCAATATCATCCTTGATACACTTGGTGGTGGTACTGAAATGTATGCTCAGGCAGCACGTCTGTTGATGTACAACAACGTTTACATTAGAGATGAGTCTATGTCAGAGACTTTAGGTACCTATCCTGGGTACGGTGGAGTCAATACATTCTCTGATGATATTCTTAAGGCATTCATTTACGACTTCATTACTGCTGGTAATGCCAAGACACTTGGATTAGTCAGTAGCTGGTTTGACTCTGAAGGTACCTTCATTGCATTCCCTGCACTATTCAGAACTCGTGTTATCTTCCACTTTGAAGCTATCAAGAGATATATGATCAATGTTCTAGAGCAAGATGCTGTAGATCCTGGTCCATATGAAAATACTCCTGCATATACTAACAAAGAACTTCGTGCTACAAAGACTGCTGTAGATAAACTAAGGTCGTTGTGTCACTTAATAGATGTTGCTTTAAACAGATCAACTTATCCAACAACTTACGTATCACATACTTTCGATCCTGGTAACAGCGTATCTAACGGTGGAATTGATATTGTTGGACATAAGTTCGAAGCTTATGATCAAGTTAAGTACGTTGCATTAGGTGCAATGATAGCAGAACTTGATAGAGAGAATTATTATATACATCCACATACTACTGCAGATAGAGTATTCTTATGTGAGTATATTGATGGTGAAGTAGTTTATATTAATCCTGGTATTACTGGTGAGACTCATAGTCTTGCAATAACAAGGGTTGATGGAGTTCATAGAGTACCAACAACTTACGGTTCACGTGACGTTCCTACTCCTATTAATGGTGGTATTAACCTCGCTGACGTATGTTACGGTACAACCACTGGTGCAACTGGTGAGATTGTAAGAATCGCAGATAACCACGCAGACATATACTACGTTGTTACTTACATTGAGTGTAATAACTTCTCATCATCTCCTAAGTTGGAGAATGGTGAAGCAGTTGTTGTACAAGGTGCAACAGGTAATACTGGATCTGTTCTTGCTACAGATAATGCTACTTACATCAAGGTTGTTAACCCTGTTGGTGTATTCAACGCAGCAGACGTACTAGAAGGTGTAACATCTGGTGGTACCGCAACTGTAGTTTCTACACATAGCAGAATCTTAGTTAACTTCCGTCAGGGTGAGTTCTTCGCTAATGATAAGATATACTCTGCTGATTCTGGTTCTAAGGCAAATGCATTGATCGTTAGAAATAACAATGGTGCACTACTTGATAACCAAAGAGGTCGTGTTACATTCGATATTGATACAATTACTGGTGAGTTTGCTCCTAACGATGTTATCTACGGTTCAGTTACTGATCAGATTATTGAGATTGAAGCGTTCGCTACTCTACCAAACTTCGGTGAGTACGTACACGCAAGAGATATTACAAGGTTAACTTACTCTGCATTCATTACTGATACTGGTATAACAGATAGTATTGAGGTTGGTGATGTATGTCAGATCTTCTCTGGTGGTGCTGTTCTAACACCTAACTGGACAGTTACTGTAACTGAGAAGGATGAAGGTAACCAGTACCTATACGTATGTAATAGTACTAACGCTCCTGAGGGTGTTACTATTTCTGATATTGCAAGTAACTCACAGTACACTTTAGGTAAGTTACCTGAAGGTTCTAACTTCCCAAGTATTTGGACTCTTATTGCTGCTGCTCAGGTTACTTCTACCACAGCATACGGTAGAATCGAGAAGATTACTCAGTTAGGTACTAAGGCAACCTTACATCTAGGTGATACTGAGGGAAGTTTCCAGAAGAACGCACAAATCATTGGTGATAATGGATTCCAAGGTGCTTGTTCTGCTGCTAGAACCCTACGTGGTCGTGTAAGAAGATACTTCAGAGGATTTGATGGAACTCAGATGAACTTCAAGTTAACTGAGAATAACGGTACCGCATACTTCCCAGATCCTTCAGGTCATATGATGATCTTCGTGAACGGAATCTTGCAGCCACCTGGTGCTGATTACTCCTTCACTGCATTCTCAGATAACATTCAGTTCACTGAAGCACCTGCTGCTGGATCTAGTTTCCACGGTGTATACGTAGGTAAATTGAGACAGTTAGATGATATTGGATTCGACTTTGACTCATTACGTAACTCCTTCAACTTGAAGTTAGGTGGAGTATTCTACTCACTAACATTGACTGAAGGTGTACAGTCCAACACGATTAGACCTGAGAACAACATTATTTGTCAGTTGAACGGTGTTATACAGGAACCAGGTATCGGTTTTGAGATCGTTGGTTCACGTATTATCTTCTCTGAAGTACCTCGTGCAGGTTCAACATTCGTTGCATTCTCTTACATTGGTTCTGACGTTGACGTTATCGCAGCAACAGTGGTACCACCTATTGAAGCTGGTGATGATTTAATAATTGAGGGTGAGGAAGAGAACAGAACAGTTGCTCTAATTGAGTCTTCTAACTCACTAATTACCTTCGAATACTCTGGTGCAGTTAAGGGACGTAACGCAGACGCTCTAGCAACTATAGAGAAGGGTCGTGTTACCAAGGCAGTTCTTACTGGATCTGGTGATGGTTATAGTACACGTCCAAACGTTGATGTTATTTCTTCCTCTGGATTCGGAGCTAAGATTAAAGCATTGGTTGGTCTCGCACGTATTGATGTTAAGAACGCAGGTCAAGGTTACGTACAACCAATTGTTAATGTAGAAACAACTGTTGAAGATAGTTTCCTCGGACCTACAGGTGCTGCTCTAAACGGTGGTATAGACATCTACGATCCAGGCTGGCAAGATCCTGAGGGCGGTTCAACTCCTGACGAGCAATTTATTACCATTAGTACCCCACCTGTTAGTGTAACAGTTAACCAAGGTCAGAGTGCTGCATTTACAATAATTGCTACTTCCTCTAACGGTTCTACCCTCTCCTACCAGTGGCAGAAGAAGGAATACGGTACCGATAGCTGGCTCAACGTTGACGGAGCAACAACCGATAGTATTAGTATTGCATCTACTCAACAGGGTGATGGTGGAGATGAATACCGTGTTGGTGTTACATCACCTGGCGCAGTTCCAGTTCTATCTACTGCAGCAGTCCTTACAGTTAACGTCGGTGCATCAACCGTTGATAACTTCACACCTGATCAAATCTTTGATGACAACTAAATAAACATATGGCAGCCACAGGTTCTTACAATCCAGGGACAAAAGTGCTGACAGTTACAGGGGATGGTATGCCCACCCCAGTATCTGCTGGTACATTTCCTAATGGAAATAACGCAAATACTATTGCAGCATATACGTTTAACCACGATTTTGTATATCGTGGTGGTGAGAATACTTCAGGAGCAACTACGGTACAAATAGGTGCCATTGGTGTTGCTTCTAATGGTGTAGTCATATTTAACCCTTCTGGGGGTGATGCTGGTTCTCCTCCTGCTGGATTTCATTATGTAGCGGCAGGTAACAATGCTCCTATAAACTTAGGAGAAGACTCCTGTGGTGGTACACCTAATACAAATAATCAGTACTTTTATGATGATAGTAGATTTATAGAATGCTTTAAAAATAACCAGGTAATATCTGGTTATAATGATTATTATGGTTCATCACAATACAATGGCGATAATATGCGTCATCCTGATGGACACTCAAAGATTATAGGTTTTTGTTTTGATGGTTATCCTGTTTATGGTCCTTGGGCTTATACAGACCCTAATAGCAATACATCTGCTGTAATAAGGATGATAAGTGGATATACTGTAAGAGAAGATGAAGCGAATGGTAGACCAGCATACGATTTAACATATCCTGCTGGATGCTTTGTAGAAGACTGGGAGTATACAGGTGTTAATGCTGGTGCATTAGATACTCACAACGGTCGGTACTGTAAGACACCTGAATTTCCTAATGGTACGTTTGCATATTTCGTCACTGAGGACGGAAGTGGTAATCCTATTTTCCCATTTATGGTTGGGTTTACTTCAAAGCAAGCGTTAGATAAACCTGATAATGATGGCTATGCACCCCCTCCAGAAGCAGGTGGTGGCGACGGTGGAGATGGTGGTACTCAAACTCCAACTCTTGTTATTACTTACCAGCCTGTTAATGCAACAGTTGCTGCTGGTAATACACAAAACTTTAATGTAGTCGCAGAAATACAACCTGAAGCTGGTACCATTGCATATCAATGGCAAGTATCAACTGATGGTGGATTTGCGTGGTCAAACCTTAGTGGTGATACTAATAGTACACTAACTATTTTAGCGGTAGCCTATATGACAGGTTATCGTTATAGATGCATATTGACAGGTCCAGTTGGTGCTGCAACTCCTGCAGACAACTCACCACTTGCATCTAATTTGGCAATTCTTACTGTGACAGGTTCTGGTTCTGGAATCGATTATGCTTCTATCCAAAAATGGGATAGTAACGTAGGTACATTTGATATGACTCCAGTGGATGTATCAAGGGATAATAACAACCCTGATTTCACTAGAAATAACGTAAGATTTGACAATACCTCAGAAAACTTTGATATGACATAAATACTCCTGTAGAAATAGTCCCCAATTATGGCTAAGCAAAATGTAAACATTGGTGTATCAGCCAATGATGGAACTGGTGATACCTTACGAGACGGTGCTATCAAACTCAATAATGTTATTAATGAGTTGTATGATTACCTTGGAGACCAGACGAACCTCCAGATCTCAGTAGGATCTCCTTCGACCAATCAAGTCCTTAAATGGAATGGTTCAGTATTTACTGAGGGACAACTTGCTGCTGCGAATTTAACAGACGTTGATATTTCAGGTATAACTAACGGACAAGTACTTAAGTGGAATACTGCTAACT